CCATAGTTCCATAATCTGTAAAGTAAACTGACTTCAAACCGCCTACCGCATCTCTACACGGTAATTTTCGTCCTTTTGTAAGTAAGCAAGCCATATTTTATAGTTTTAAAAAAAAAGGTGAGTAGGCACTTGGCTTACCCACCCTTTTTGGATTAACAATTATTATTAAGAATAAAGAACAATATCGCCACCGATAGCGTGCTGTATTCCAGCAGTGAATCGCATAACTACTCTAACATTCTGAGAGCCATCGATTTCTGCCATATCAATTACCTTGACTTCTTGATTGTCACTCAGTAATCCCGTGCCGAAGAATAAATTGCTTTTTTCTGCAGCAACCATAGTGTTAGATGCTAAACCAGATGCTAGAACTACGTTGATGCCATCAAAAGTTAAAGCACCACCATTAAACCATTGAGTTCCTTGATCGTTTGTACCTGCAGCACCTACATTACTTGCAAATCCGCCTAATGCTCTTACGTAACTTCTATAAACGTTTGGAGAAACGTATATAAACAAGTCGTCAGCACCATACACAGCGCTCGGGATAGCATCGACCACGAGACCCATTTTTGCAATTACATTCGATGAATCTACTGCTGCTCCAGCACCTACATCTGTTACATCACCATCAGCTAGTAGAGTAGTTTTAAAACCGTCAAATTCTCCAGCGTTAGCATTTGTGCCACCCCAAATATTTTGCTCTATTTTTTGAGCTACTTTAGCTGATACGTGAGCAATTAAGAAATCAGAAAATTTACTAGGCATATTTGAAAAAGCACTTGCACCCATAGATGCGGCTTCCCAATCGCTAATAAAATCTTTTTTACACAATTGTAAATTTACTTGAAACTCCTCAGGCTGTAAAATACGCTCCGTAAGAGTAACAGTCGAAGTAGGATCGAAATCACAGCTAGCATTTTTTACAATACCATCAGTGCTAACTTTTTTCATCACCTCTTTAAATTTAATGTTTGGCTTGATTGTAATTAAATCATTTGCCAAAGTTGTACCAGATAGTAAAGCCGCAGATACGTATTCGCCTGCGAATTCACCACTGTACGTTGTTGTTATTGAAGTTGTTGTTGCCATTTTAAATTAAATTAGATATTATTATAGTTCACCAACTGTGATTGATGATGATTGCGCACCGTTACCAAATAAAGTCCATACAGAGCCATCTGATGATAATTCTATAAAATCACCAATTCTCTCTGCACCGTCCTCAAATGTAACTCTATCAACTGCATCTGCATCAACCACTGCACCTGCAACGATTAATGATCCGCTAATTGTATCTCTCTGTGTAGAAACAGTTTGTATTAGCATATCTGTACTAAAAGCAGCAGCTACTCTAAACTTATATACTACACCTGCTGTTGTTTCTGGTAATGTAATTGTATAACCAGTACCAGAGATTAGAAAGGTTTTACCGCTGTCTGCTGCAGTAATCGCCTTGCTCTCTGTGATCACTTCTTGTGTTTCAAACTTTCTTTGTACATCGTTTGAAAAAGTTGTTGTTGTACTCATTTTTATTTGTTGTTAATATTAGACATTCTTTGTAAAACCCTATCCATAGTTGAATTGGCTTTTTTGTTTTTGCTAAGCAAATTAAATTTTGGTTTTGAGTTAGCCTCTGGAGAATGCTTTATAGCTGTAGCAGCAGGCTCTTTAGATAGCTGCTCTTGCACTTCTTCTTTTGCTAATTCTTCGTCTTTCATTTTGCCTAGTTCTTCTTTGACGTATGTAAGTTCTTGTTTAATTTCGTCAATTACTGGTGTCATTGCAGCAACAACTTCCTCAACAATTTTGTTCATTTCGTCTTTTTCTTCTTCTTCGAGGTTTTCTTCCTCTTGTACTTCAAGTTCTGTGTTTTCATCTGACAAATCTTTTTTACCTTTTTTTGCTTTTGGTTGTTCATCAGTGTCTTTTTCTGCCTCAACATCTCTTGGCTCTGATCCAGTTGCAACTTGTGAATCTAGTTCTTCTGCATCAGCTTCACTTTCTGCTATTGCATCAACTATATCACTAATTATTCCCTCTTCAGAAACCATCAATGTTTTACCATCCTCTAGAGTATAATCGCCAATAGGTAGTGGTACTCGCTCATCTTCTGTGACAATAAATACACTTTCACCTTTAGCAAAATTTTCTGCCTCTAGAACTGCGCCATTTTCTAACTTCATAGTTGCAAGTTCTACTTTTGTAGATAGCAAAGAAGTTATCTTGTTTAACATTTCTGTAGGTTTCATATAATTAAAATTAAATTCTAATAATATAACGTACCTACAAAAATATTTGCATTTTAATTTGGAATTTTTGTTATGTTGCCTATGCCTTGTGCTTGATATGAGCCATCACAGCACTTTCTAGCATAAGTTCTGCCATCTTTGCACAGACAACCTCTTTTGCCATTTCTAGGGCTTGTATAACGCCTAAAATTAAATAATTTCATTTTAAAGATTTTAATTTATTTATAGCCCAGTTGATACCACTTGCACCACCCCAAGCATCCCACATAATGCCACCGCATCCCTCATCATAGGGTACATCTTTATTTTGTTGGTGTCTTTTAAAACTAGCCATTCTAGCAATGGTATCACGACTTATGTTTTTTTTTTCAGCAAGCTGTCTTGCTCTAGTCCAACCGACCCTAGTTCCGCATTTAATATTATTTTCTTCTTTATATTTTATTGCGCGTTTTGCATTGTTACTTGCTGATGCCGGATAGTCGTTATATGTTTCAAATGTATAACGTACTAAATTTTCTTTTATTTTTAGTAGTTTTTTACCAGCCTCTATCTCTTTAGTAAGTTCATCTTTAATTTGTTCTTTAGGTCGTTCTGCTTTATCAGAAAAATAGCCCTCGATACTAAATCCTTTTACAACACCAGTTTTGACGTACTCATTCCATACCTCATCATTGTAAACTTTTAGTGATCCTACCCAAGAGCCTAGTGGCAAATCCATACCATACAAAGCTGATTTATCTTTTTCTGTATCTTCTACTATCCACGATTCTACTAATGACACACCTCTAATTTTTTCAAAATGCTCATACGTAGAATTATTTTGATTGCCCTTTGACAAATATAATTCTGCTGCTTTGCGTACTGTATCTTTTGTAAAATATATATAATATTCCTCGTCACCATCTTTGCGATATATAGGTTTGTTTGGTACAAGTATTGCACCTAGCAATAACCTTTTTTCTTTATCTACCTCTGCAAATTTGTATTGCTTGTCTTTAGAAAGTGCTAAAAAATTTTCTTCTATTGCAGGATTTTCAACTAGACTAATCGCATCAATACCGCTATTCTCATCTAGTTCATCTATAATTAATTCTACTATTCTCATACTATTATAACGTATTAACTATATTATTTGTTTTTATAAAGATGCATTTTCAACAATATTTCTATCTAAACTTTGTGCTGTAGAAACATCACCACTTGTAACAAATGCTTTTATCGGCTTTTGTTCATTTTCTCCTAAAGCAGTTGCTAATTGATTTTCTGTGTTTGCACCTACAATATTAAAAGATGGTGCTGCTGCTGCTGGTGCGCCTGCACCTGCACCGCCACCGCCACCGCCACCAACTGATGCTGCTTTACTTTTAGCTGCACTAACTGCATTTTTTACAGTTGCAACAATACCTGCTGCCTGTGCAGCAAAGGCAATAAGTAGTGGCACGTTTTGTGGAAAACCAGCTTTAAGTGTTGCTGCAAATCCTTTTCCAACATCAACACCAGATTCAGCAGCTATTAATGTAATTTTACTTATTGTAGCTTTAGCTTCTTCAATTTGTTCTTTTAGTAGCATTGCCTGTTTTGCTAAAAATGCTGCTTTGCCTATTGCTGATTCTTCACCTGCAATAAATATTATTGTGTCTAGTGTTTTTAGTTTGTTGTTTCTAGTTTCTTCTTCTATTTGATTATCTAGATCACGTTGTTCTAGTTTTTTCTCTAGCAAGAAATCCTGTAATTGTTGTTCAGCATCTTGTCTAGCTTGTGTACCCTCGCCTAATAAATCTATTTGATTTTGCAATCTTTGTCTTTCTATTTCTTGTTCCTCTTCTGATATTGCTTTTAGAGTTTGTAATCTAATTACATTGTTTTGTATTTCTTCTGCAGCTGCTAATTTGCTAGCATTTGCTCTAGCGTTTTCTGCTTCTGTTCTAGTATTGATTAAATCTATTGCCTCAATTTCTAATGCCTCAGCATTTACTCTTTGCTCAGATTCAAACCCAGCAATATTTTCTTTTACATCTGCAAGATTTTTCTCTGCTTCAATTAATGCCACTTTGTTAGCAATCAATTTAGGATTAGCTGCAAGTTCTGCTTCTGCAAGATCAATAGCTTTTTGTGCATTTGCTAATTGTAATTCAAATTGATCTTGTAATACTGTTTTTAACTTATCATTAGCTTTTGTACGATCTTCTATTGATGCTGTGACATCATCTCTAATTTGCCTTTGTCTTTCAGCTGCAAGTTGATATTGAAATTGCAATTTGTCATTTTCTGCAAGTGCTATTTCTGTTTCATTTCTAAGTTGTTGTATTCTTCTTTGATTTGCTAATTCTTGTGTTGCTGATATTTTAGATGTATTTTCTATTGCTTTTGTAGTAAAGCTACCTAGTTCTTTACCAGTTTGTATAAAGCCTTTTCCTATGCCAACAACATTATCTACAAGATTACCAGCAGCATCGCCAACTTTACCATTTACTCTATCTATATCAGCCTGTAATTTTTTTATTTTATCTTCATCTTTTCCACCAAAAAATGATTTTTCCCAAGCTAACTGTGCATTTAATAAACCACTCTGCACACCAAA